ATACGGAAGGAAGGTCAATGAATGCCGAAAAAATGTTTCATAATTCTATTGAATCTCTTTATCATTATAAAGAAGATTTAAAAAAAGAATTAGATAAAGTTAAAGAAAAGATAAATAATCTTAACATTGTATTAGCTGAAAGGTATCAGAATGATGCTCGTGACAGACTAGCTGATGATGGTAAAGATTACGGAACAGTAACTATTAATGAAGATGGTTATAAGGTCAAAGTAACATTAAGCAAGAAAGTTACTTGGGATCAAGAAGGTCTCGCTGTTGCATTTACAGAAATGCAGCCTGATGACGCTAGGCACTTTGCAAAGTTAACTTATTCTGTTGAAGAAAAGAAATACAATGCAGCTCAACCAGCGATCAAAGCTAAGTTACAAGAACATAGAGTTGTTGAACTTAAAGGCACAACTATAGATATATCAGTTTAGGAGGATTGTATGGGATTAAAGATAATAACAGCCGAAGAGCGTTTGGCTGAAAAAAAAGGTCATAAGATTGTTATTTGTGGTCAAAGTGGCGTTGGTAAAACTACACTAGCAAGAACTTTGGATTCACAAACAACATTGTTTATGGACTTAGAAGCTGGAGACGCAGCTATTGAGGGGTGGATGATCGACATGGTAAGACCACAAACATGGGCTGAATGTCGTGACTTCGCTTGTTTTTTAGGTGGTCCTAATCCAGCTTTAACTGACGACCAACCTTACAGTAATGCTCATTACGATTATGTAAAATCGTTATACGGTGATCCATTAGAAATGATGAGCAAATACGATAGCATATTTGTTGATAGTATTACTGTAGCAGGTCGTTTGTGTTTTCAGCATTGCATGGGTCATGCTGATAATAAATCAGAGAGAAGTGGCAAGGTTGATACTCGTGCTGTGTATGGTATGCACGGTAGAGAGATGATGTCTTGGCTTACTCACTTGCAACATATTCGTAGTAAGAATGTAATTTTCGTTGGTATTCTTGATGAGAAAGTTGACGATTATGGTCGTAAAATATTTGAACTACAAATAGACGGCACTAAGACTGGTCGTGAACTTCCAGGAATTGTTGATGAAGTTATCACAATGGCAGTTATGACTGGCGATGAGAATACAGGCACATACCGTGCTTTTGTATGTCAGACGTTAAATGAATGGGGGTATCCAGCAAAAGATAGATCGGGCAGACTCGATGTATTGGAAGAGCCGCATTTAGGCAAACTACTGACTAAAATGAGTGGTGGGGTAAAGCAGTCAGAAAGAGAATTGACTTTTGTTGACCCTGCTAATGTAACGTCCAGCAAAGAAGGAGATATGAATAATGCTTGACTTAAATGATGTTTCCATGAGCGAAACAAATACCGAGTTTGAATTGATTCCTGAAGGAACGATTGCTCGTGCCATTCTTTTAATTAAACCTAACTACTTAACACTAGAGGAGTTTTCTAACACACCGATGTTTAAGGAGTCTCCACATTCAAGTGCGAAGTATATAGAGGCTGAATTTACTATCGTTGGTGGTAAGTTTGACAAGCGTAAGGTTTGGCAAAATATATTTTTTGATGGAGATGCTAAAAACGATCAAGGCATTTCTAAGGCAAGAATAAATGGTCTTAGAACTTTACGTCTGTTAGTTGATAGTATGCTTGGTCTTGATCCTAAAGACGTAACACCTGAATCTAATAATAAAAGAAAGATTCCTGGTGTTGATGCTCTTCAAGGTCAGGAGTTTTGTATTAAAATTGGTATCGAAAAAGGTACTAATGGATATTCAGATAAGAATAAGATGGTCAGCCCAATAGCTGCAGATCATAAGGAATATATTCCTAGTGGTCATGCACCTCAAGCTACTGCTCCTATTCAACAGAGCAATCCAATATCTGAACCCCAAGCTACCACGGCAGGTAGTGTAGTGCCACCTTGGGCATCTTAAAGGGTAACTTATTTCTAGCGGCAAGACTTTCCTTCGTCTGCTAGAACTCGTTTGGGTAGTACGAGCGCCGCCAAACTACCCACTTCATCTAGCCATGAAAGGATAATTAATGATACTTAGACCATACCAAAAGATAGCAGTTGACGATGCTTCTATTGCTCTTACCAAACACAAAAACACTATTGTTGTCGCTCCAACGGGAGCAGGTAAGACAATCATGCTTTCAGCTTTAGTTGGTAAAAGATACAAGCAAGGCAAAAAGATTTTAATCTTGCAGCATCGTGACGAGTTAGTTAGGCAAAACAGAACAAAGTTTTCAAAGGTAAATCCAAAGATAACAACAAGTGTAGTAGATGGATCAGAGAAAGATTGGTCTGGTGAAACTATATTTAGTATGGTGCAGACGCTTTCAAGACCGAACAATTTAGAAAACATGTGTGACTTTGACATGGTTGTAGTTGATGAAAGTCATCATGCAATAGCAGAAACATATACAAGAATTATTGATAGAGTTAAAGAAGCTAACAATTCAGTTGAGATAGTTGGCTTTACAGCAACTCCTAATCGTGGAGATAGAAAAGGTTTACGCAGCATATTTAATAATTGTTCGCATCAAATAGAAATCACAACATTAATTCGTGAAGGTTTTCTCGTACCACCAAAGACATTTGTTGTTGATGTTGGTGTCAGACAAGAATTAGAAAATGTTCGCAAAACCATATCTGATTTTGATATGGGTGAAGTTGAGCGTATTATGAACAAACGAGCCATTAATGAGCGTATTGTTCAGGAGTGGCAAGAAAAAGCTATTGATAGAAAAACAGTTGTTTTCTGTTCTACCATTATACATGCACAAGATGTATGTGACGAATATCGTAGAGCTAACATTAGAGCTGAATTGCTTACGGGTGATACTCCAAGTGATGAAAGACAAAAGATATTATATGATTTAGAACATGGAGATGTTCAGGTCGTTGTTAATGTTGCTGTGCTTACCGAGGGGTTTGACGCTCCACCAGTTAGTTGCATTGTTTTAACAAGACCATGTTCATACAAATCCACAATGGTGCAGATGATTGGTCGTGGACTGCGAACAATAGATCCCGAGGAACACCCTGGAATTATCAAAAGAGATTGTATAGTTTTAGATTTTGGAACAAGTGTACTTACACATGGATCGTTAGATGAAACAGTTGATTTAGAGGGTTCAGAGGCTCGAGGAACAGGTGCTGCTCCTGAAAAAACATGCCCACAATGCGAATCAGTTGTGCCATTATCATCTCGTGAGTGTCCTTTATGTGGATATGAGTTCGGCAAACAAGATAAAGAAGTATTAGAAGACTTCATTATGACCGAAGTTGACCTTATGGATAGATCGCCTTATCGTTGGGTTGATCTATTTGATAATGGACGTTGTATGAGTGCTAGTGGATTTAATGGCTTTGGGTTAGTTGCACACTTAGATGATGTGTCTATAGCCCTTGTAAAGCGTTCTAATGGACGATTAAGGGTGGTTAGTGTTGGTACTAAAGAACAAGCCATAGCATCTGCTGATGACTTCCTAAGAGAGATTGAGGATAGTGACGGTGCAAGAAAAGGTAAAAGATGGTTGAATGAAGCTGTAACACCTAAACAAACACAAGCATTAAAGAACTGTGGTATAACAGTTAGAGTTATGGATTTTAGTTGGAACAAATATAAGGCTGCTTGTTGGTTAAATTATTTGTGGAACAAGAGAGATATAGATAATAAAATCATAAGTATAGGAGATAAAAATGAATCGTAGTGAAGCATTAAAAAAAGCAGAACAATTGATTAATGGTGCTAGGGCAAGAACACATGGTGATGCGAAAGATACACATGAATCAATAGCTAAAATTATGAATGTATTGTGGAGACATAAGTTAAAATCAGATCTTACATTTGAAGATATGTATAAATTTTTTATGGTTGGTAAATTAGTAAGAGATTCACAAAATTCAAAGAATATTGATAATCCTATAGATATAATTGGTTATGGTGCTTTATGGGCAGAGGGAAAAGATGCAAAGAATAACACTCAATTATAAAATAAATATATCTAATGAGGTTGGCATTCAAGATGTTGTTGATGGATCAATGTTTTTGCATATATCTGGTATAAATAGTGAACATGAACTTATGAACAAAGTAACAGAGGCTATGGAAAACATTATGGAAGAGTTAGGCTATGATATATTAGGTGGTTATTGCAAAGTAATGTCTGGTCACGATGAATTATTCAAATTAGATTTTTATTCACATGAAGATTTAGATGACGGAGAAAGTATATGGATACAGCCAACAACGAAGACAATTCATTAAAGAATGCAGCTAAAGTATTTAACAAAATAGGTTGGGAGAAAAAATTATGCGATTTGACAGAAGAACAAATGGTGGCTTTAATATCAGTAATACAATCATCAAGGGAGATAGAAAATGAGTTTGTCTGCGACTATGTTACACAATCTCATATTAAATACTTCGGTCAAATCAGGCAACCCGAAGGACTTGAAGACATACCCTTTTGAAGATCAAATAGCAGATTTTGTTGACAAAGGTATTAAAGAAAAGTCAGATAGTATTCCAAGACGAACATATTTGGGGGGATCTTCACTCGGAGAAAAGTGTTCAAGAAAAATACAATACACTTACATGGGTCAGGAAGTTGACCAAGACAGACACTTTAGCCCACAAACACTAAGAATATTCCAATTTGGTCACGAAATAGAAGACAGTATGGCTAATTGGTTGAAACAAGCAGGTTTTGATTTGCGAACTGAAAAGAAAAATGGAGATCAATATGGTTTTTCTATATCTGATGGACAGATAAGAGGTCATATAGATGGTGTAATATGTGGAGGCCCTGTTGGTATGGGCTATCCGTCTTTATGGGAAAACAAATCAGCTAATGACAGAAAGTTCAAAGAGTTTCAATCGAAAGGTATGGCAAAGACTAATCCTATATATGCAGCTCAGATAGCTTTGTATCAGGCATACATGGAACTAACAGAACATCCATGTTTATTTACCGTAGTTAATAAAAATACTAGCGAAATATATTATGAACTTGTTCCTTTTGATAAGTTTCTTGCTCAAGAGATTAGTGATAAGGCAGTTAATATATTACAAGCTACAAAAGCTGGTGAGATGTTGCCACGAATAGCTCAATCAAAAGAAATGTTTGATTGTAAGTGGTGTAATTATAAGGAGACTTGTTGGAGTTAAAATAGGCGACAGATGAGAAGAAAAATGTCGCCTATAACTTCAGCCAATGAAGGTAGGGATAGTATAATGAGTATAGTAAGATTTGGCAATGCTAATCGTGATATGAGTGGAAGAGAATTAGTAGAATTAATAAGTCAGAAAGTTCCACCACAAACACAGATTGATATTTTAAGAGACACATATCCTAATGGTGTAATTAGGGGTGACGAGTTTAATGTAGGCTCTTTAAATGGAGAACCTGGAAAATCCTTAAAGATAGATATTAATCCAAGATCACCTTGGTTTATGAAAGGCAATGATTTCAACGGATCAAGTGGCGTTGGAGGCATTGTTAAGATATTGATGGAGGGTCGTGACATGAAGCTACCCGAAATAAAAGAATTTTTTTCTGATTATTTAGACGACACTCCTAGATTTCTTAGAGACGAAAATGCTGCTCCTCCGATTGATTCTATAATCAACAAATCATTGAGACAGCAAATAAATATCAACACACCATTTGATAGTGAGCATTCTTATTTAAGTGTGGACGGTGAAGTCATATGTATGGTCAGACGATACAATATGAGAGACGGTGCAGGCAATCCAGTAATGGACGATCATGGCAAGCCTAAGAAAGAGTTTCGTCAGTTCACTGGAACTAATCCGTATCCTAAGATGCCTGATGTCAGACCGTTATATAATATACCGAACATTTCTGCTTCAGATAAAATCATATGGGTTGAGGGTGAGAAATGTGCTGATGCTCTTAATGAGATGGGATTTACAGCTACATGTACTATGGGTGGTGCTGGAATGCTGTCTCGTAAGTCAGCTAGTCAGTTTGATTTCTCACCATTACATGGCAAAGAACTAGTTATATGGCCCGATAACGATAACGCAGGTAAGAAAGTTGCTGAACTCGTACAAGACTTGGCTATGAACGCAGGTGCAAGATCAGTAACAATGCTTACACCACCTTTAGGTAAGCCTGAAAGATGGGATGCAGCCGATGCTATAGCCGAAAGTTTTGATATAAGTCAGTTTCTAAGTGCAACAGTTAAGCATGTTAAACGAAATATAAATCTATTAGATAACAGTTTGTTAATAAATAGGTTTGAGGGTAAAGCACCTGAACAGAAGTTTTTAATCGGTGAAACACTACCATTGGCTGTTCCTATAATATTTTCTGCGTCTGGTGATGCTGGAAAAGGCATGATGACTTTGGATTTGGCTATGAAAGTAGCAAGTGGTCAGCCCTTGTCTGCATCTTTCGGTGGTAATATTACCGAGTTTGGTAATGCAATTATCTTTACAGCAGAAGATGATGAAGGTGAAATGCACAGAAGAATTGAACGCTTAGATGCGAACAATTCTAGGTTTAACTATGAACATGAGCTACGAGTCGTGTCTTTGCCGAATGTTGGTGGTGTGTTTCCTATACTCCAAGATACACATGATGGCTACAGAACTAGCGATGAGTTTGAAAAGATATATGCACAAATACTACAGATGAGTGATTTAAAGTTAATTGTGTTTGATCCGTTGGCATCATTTGTTCATGCAGATGTAAACTCCGATCCAGCGGCAGGAGCAGCGTTGACTGGACTTCTTGCAAAGATAGCTACAGAAACGGGTGCTTCAGTCATTATGTGTCATCACATGACAAAGATTAAAGATGATGCCGTTGTATCAACACCTGAACAAGCAAGGAATATGATACGAGGTACGTCAGCATTAGTTGATGGTGTACGTTGTGCTTTTACAATATGGCAAGTTGATGAAGCAACAGGTCGTAGGCGTTGTCAGGACTTAGGTATTGAATACCAAAGAAACAGATGCTTTGATGGTGCAGTTGTTAAATCAAATGGACCTGCAAGGCGTGATATACGTCACTTTATTCGTGATGTATTTACGGGATTATTAGAAGATCGATCTGAAGATATAGCAAGGCTGCATTCAGGTAGTAACAGACAAATAAAGAAAGATGCTTTGTTTGCTTGGATTGCCTTATGTGAGCGTGATGGTAGAGCATTAACACAACAATCGGGAGCTGATGCAATATTGCAAAGAATGGCTGCAGATTCTGATGCACCTAAAGTTTTAGATAACGCAACACAGCGAACAATTGATGGATTGGTCAGAGAATTATTGAATGAAGTTAGAATATCTAAGTATTCTTTTTCTAGGTCAGGTGGTCGTAAGTGGCTTGGTACTGTAGACGGAGACATGAGTCGAGGTGAATATGATGCAAGAACAGCAACGGAGAACTTATAAATGAAAATAGTTGATTTATTTAGTGGGATCGGTGGCTTTAGTTACGCTGCTGAGAAATTAGTGGGTGGCTTTGAAACAGTTGCCTTTGTAGAAAGAGAACCTTATTGCCAAAAAGTCTTGCGA